CAACGTGCGCGTTGTCAAACCAGAACCTGCAGGTCTGATCCGTCAGGATCTCCACGCGATAGGTGTGCATCGCCGCATCAGCGGGCGTGCCCGATACAGAATAAATCGTGCTGTCGGTATCCGCATTCACGGACATGCAACGGAAGAGATCCGTTGTCGCGGCTGGATCCTGGAAGAACAACGCGGCATTCGACGCGTTTGTGGTAGCCGTACTTGTCGCATAGGTGATCGCGATTTTGTCGGCCGCTTCGCCAGTGGCGTCGCTGAATCCAACGTTGATCGCCGTGCCATCTACATCGTTCTGCGCGAGCCGTGCCTCCATGACGCAGCCCTTGGTGGTGCTCCAAATCAGGAGCGTCGCCAAATCGGCGTCATCATCGTCAGCAGCACCCGTGGTAATACGGGCGTGGCCGCCCAGTGCGGCGTTCGCGGCAATCGCGCCAGAATTCACCGCCGCGAATGTCCAGTCGTTCGTGGTGTCCACGGCCGCGCCTACGAAATCATCAAACAACTTCACCGGCGCTTGTACGTCCACTGTCTCCAGCGTCCGCGTGTCAAAAAACTCCAGCACGCCGTTGCACCAGCGGCTGGAGATGTTCGTCAATTCACTCATGGTGATCTCCATTAAGGCGGGAGGCCGAAGCCTCCCGCCGTTCGCTGGTACTAGCTGATGTAATCAGCCGTCATTCCGTCGTACTGGAATCGCGCACCCGTACGGATGTACGTGACTACGGCCTCGTCGGCCGCATTCGCCATCGCGATATTCGCGCTGACGTAACGGAGCGCCGAGGAGTTGTCCGACGCCAATTCGGCGATCTCTTCCGCTGTGCATTCGAGCACAAGGTAATCGCCAACAGCGTCAGGCTTGCTGCCAACGGCATGCGCCTTCACCTCGACATCGGTGCCGCTGCCGTCGCTGTTCGGATTCGCGAGAATCTTGAACGCCGCCGGGCCATTGCCCGTCAGCGCGCTCGACATCACGATCACCGCGAAGTTGGAATAGTCGCGAAGATCCACCCAAGCCACATCCGTCGCTGCAGTGGAGTCGGGATCGAAATCATACGACGCGATTGCATGCGTCGTGAACAGTTTGTCGGTGCTTACGCTAGAAGCCATAGTGCACCTCCCTTACGCGCGCGCGCCGAGCGTGACAAACGGGCTCAGCGTGTTCGTGCTGTTTTTGGTCGTCAACGGCGAACGCCACCACGGCGCTCCCGCGTTGCGCGTCCAGAACTTGAAGACGCGCTCGTGGTATTCGAAGCGCACATGAATGGATTCCGCGCTCTGCAGCGGCTGATACGTGCCCTCCAGATACTGCGTCCAGTTGCCGAGAATGAGATCGCCCTCGTCGCCAACAGTGTCGCAGTATTCGGTGGCAATAGCCGGCCGGCCAAGCAGCAGGTCGGGCTCGCCTTCGCGCGCGCTCGACTGCCACATGGCCACGCCCGCAGTGCCGATGGGCATCACGAGATTCATCAACTGCGGCAGCGCGTCGTGGTTGTAGAGCCAGATCGCATTCTCATAGCCCCAGCAGCGGGCGCGCATCTTGACGATGTTCGGCCACACGATGGTGTCGGCCACCTGGCTCGTCTCTTTCGTGATGCTGATTTTGCACGGCGAATTGAGAATGCCAAGGTACTCGCCCACGCCAGTGCCGTTGATACGCTCGTTCACCAGCTTCGACAGAAACTCATCGCGGAATCCCTGTTCGAGCAGCGCTGCAAACGAAATCGGCGAATCGGCCAACAGCTCTTCGGTGACGTAGGCCATACCGAACAGCGAAGAGACATCGAGCTTAATGCGCTCAAGTTCCATGCGAGAGGCCGTCTTCGACTGCGTTTCAGCCGAACGGTAGACGCGCAGGCCGCCCGAGACGCTGGTGCTGTGATTCTTGTCGACGCGCGCCGGGATGGCTACCGAGGGCGCAGACAGTGGGATGTTCGTTGTGCGCGTGCCCAGCGGATCGGCCTCAGCCGAAAGTTTCAACAGATTCGGCGAGAACGCTTCGGGCACGAGGTAGCCGCCGTATGGATTCGCGTATTCGCCCTGCTCATCCGAGCCAGCGGCACGCACTTCGAGGCGCTTGAGCGCGTCGCGGTGCTTCGGCGCAACGAGGCTGCGGCGGCCTAGGCCGGTATTCATGACGGCCAGGATGAAGTCACGCGGCGTCGCGAATCCCTTGTTGGGATCTTTCATGAAACGCTCGTCGCCAACCTTCACCTCGGGCGTGTAGTCGTCGGCACCAGCTTTAGGCGTCTCGATGCGCTCTTCGGCGCATACGAGATCGTCCATGCGGGCCTGCTCTTCGGCGCGCTCGATGCGGGCCGTGAGCGATTCGATGTCGCTCTTGTGGACATCGTAGCGGCTGCGCTCGTCGTCAGTGAAGGCGCGATTTTCGGCCTCTGCCTTTTCCAGCAGTGCCCGCGCTTCCTTCACCTTCTCAGCGCGCTTCCGCTTGAGTTCTTGAATGTTATCCATTTTTGTTACCACTCCAATGTGTTTAGGAACAGGTATTGGCGCTCGAACCACGCCTCCAGATCACCGGCAGTCGAGTGCGTGAGCGGCTCAACTGTGGCAACTGATTTCGTAATTAACGGCACGTCCGCGAGCTTCAGATACTCTGCGGCGCGTGCCTGTAATTCCGTGGCCTCGTATGCGGGAAACGTGACGGGAGACACTTCGTATAAGCGCACCTCGCGAATGGTGCGGCGCAAATGTTCCTCATCATCATGTTCCCAATCCTCTTTGTTGTTGACAACGCTGAAGCGGAACGACGCGCCTTTGATAAGGCGATTCTTCGTTTGCAGATACACTTCCTTGTGTGACGGGATTTCGGGATTGAGCTGCACGCGGAACGCGAGGCCATGCTTATCTTCGCTGAGTTCAAGCGAGCCTTCGCTTTTGCGGCCAAGCGGATATTGATCGTTGTGATTCCAGAGCGCCACCTGGTCGCTCTCGTTGATCGTCTTCGTAAACGCCCCCGGCATGATGCGCTCGTAGAATTCGCCGCCGATGTCTGTCCATGTGTCGAATACGGCCGCATAGCCGCGCAATTCATACGCGTCGCTCTCGCAGCCCTGCCGCAATTCAAGTGGCCATACGCGCTGTTCTACAATGAGCTTCTTCATCAGTTACCTCTCACGTATTGCAGGTAGCAATCGCACCCGTCATGCAGCAGCGGGTGCAGCACGTCATATTCGCCCGCAGTGCCGAAGTTGTCCTCGATACCGATTGTCTTGCCGTCAAGCTCGTCGCATGTCGGACACCCAGTTCCCGACGTATGCCACACGATTTCGGTAATGCCCGAGCGACGCCACACCTCGCGCGCGAGCGCGCCGTCAGACTGGCTCAGATTGCGCCGCGTCTCGCTCGCCGCGCGTGAATCGCTCCACTGAAGCACCCTGTCGCTCACGACGTTGTAGGCGCTGAACTCGTTGTCCTTGTCCTTTGTCGCCTCGATGGCGGCTTCGAGTTCGCGCTGGCTACGCGCCGTGTATGTCTGCTGATAGCCTTGCACCCAACTCTCGCGCCACGATTCCATGCCGTCCTTAATAGCGCCGATGTCAAGCCCGGGATTGAGTTCCTGCATGGACTTCAATTCCTGCAACTCAATGGCTGCGGTGTAGCTCCGCATCGTGGTGGTGACGGGCGATAACAAGTCAGCTATGCGCGGGCCGTCCTCGTAGTAGCCCTTTACGAGTTCCAGAAACTTTGCGCGCTGATCCGTAGGCAATGTGGATTTCGCGAACTTCAATATCTGGCGCGATTCCTTGTCGATGACGCGCCCGAACGCATCTTCCATGAGCGGCCTGTACTGCTCGCGGATAGCCATCCGCGACGCCGCGTCGGCAACGGCGCTGGCGCGTTGTTCTTTGCGCGCATTCACTTCAGGCTCGTCGTCTTCATCGTCAGCGACTGGCGACACGAGTGCAGTCGGCGTATATGTCTGGCCCACGCGATCCAGCGGGATAAGATTGGACGCCACGACGTACACCTCACCGGTGCCGTCCTCAATGGGATTCATGTTTTCTTTCGCGCGGATTTCGTCGGCATTCATCCAGCCATTCATGCGCGCGATCTGGTACGCCTCGTAGCGCGTCTTGAGATCGCCACGCACAAGCGCGTCGAGAAGGAACTCAGCGAAAAACGTTTCTTGATCGTCGTCCTTGAGACATTGACGCCTGATTGCCTGCTCGATGCGCACGCACCTGGGCCGTATGGTGTGCATGACAAACTCAAGCGATTGGT